AGTGCTACTTTAAGAGAAAATGTAGTAGCATTAGCAAGAAATATTGGTTATACACCTAGATCAAGGACTGCTGCAAGGGCAATAATTTCATTTTTTGTAGATACAACTGGATTTACCACTAAACCTGTCACTTTAACCCTTAAAAAAGGTATAGTTGCTACTTCATCATCAGTATTTGGGTCAGAAAGTTACTCATTTTCCATTCCAAGTGATGTAACAGTGCCTGTAGTTGATGGAATTGCTACTTTTAGCAACGTTACAATTTATGAAGGAACATTTTTAACCTCAAATTTCACTGTTTCCTCTAATACACCTGCTCCACCTTCAAGATACATCCTAGAAAATGAACATATTGATACTTCTACACTAGAAGTTGGTATTAGAGACACAGAATCTAGTACTTCTTCCAAAAAATACGTATTTTCTGATACTTTATTAGAAGTTACTTCATCTTCTAGGGTATATTTTCTTCAAGAAATTGAAGATCAGAGATATGAGCTCATTTTTGGTGATGGAATCTTTGGTGAAAAGTTAAAAGCACTGAATTATATTGAAGTTTCTTATATTACTAGTAATGGAGAGGCAGGAAATGGTATTTCTTCCTTTACATTTAATGGAAGAATTGCAGATAACAATAATAACCTTGTAAGTTCTGGAATTTCTATTTTTTCTACTGTAAATGAGTCTGTAGGAGGCAAAGAAATTGAATCTGTAGACTCTGTTAAACGTTTTGCACCTAAAATTTACTCTGCTTACAATAGAGCAGTAACTGCAGGTGATTATGAGGCATTAATTCCTAAAATTTACCCAGAAACTGAGTCTGTTTCAGTTTTTGGAGGTGAAGAATTAAGTCCTCCTCAATATGGAAAGGTTTTTATCACTATAAAACCATTTTATGGACCTTATGTTCCAGATTCTATTAAAGATAACCTTAATACCATGTTAAGGAAATATTCTGTTGCTGGAATAGTAACAGAAATTCAAGATTTGAAATATTTGTATGTTGAAGTAGATGTAAATGCCTATTATAACCCAAATTTAGCATCTGACAGTGCTGCAGTAAAAACTGTGGTTTTAAATAACATTACTAAGTATGCAGATTCTGAAGATATGAATAGATATGGAGCAAAATTCAAATATAGTAAATTCCAAGGAGTTGTAGATAATAGTAATGAGTCAATAACTTCTAATATTACTAAAGTGCAGATTAGAAGAGATATGAAACCTTTGTTAAATCAAAATGCAGAATATGAGCTTTGTTTTGGTAATCCATTTTATGTAAAAGATTATACTAATGGTTATAATATTAGATCTTCGGGATTTAATATATTTGGAGTAGCTGAAACTGTTTATTTGGCAGATCAACCTACTAGTGATACAGAAGGAACATTATTTTTGTTTAAATTAGTATCTACCAATGCACCTGTTATTGTAGCAGGTGATATAGGTACTATAGATTATGAAAGAGCAGAAATCATGATTAAATCTATTAATATTACAGGAACTTCTAAAACTGTTCAAGATGTTCCAATTATAGAAGTTTCTGCATGTCCTCAATCAAATGATATTGTAGGATTGCAAGATTTGTATTTACAATTAGATATAACAAACAGTACAGTGGATATGATATCTGATAGTATAACTTCTGGTGAAAATTCTGCAGGTACTCTTTATACAGCTACTTCAAGTTATTCTGGAGATAAAATAGCAAGATTAACTGAAACAGAATCTGTAAATACTACCCTCACTTCCTCAGATACATATATCTTAGGATCTCCTAATACCTTACCATATTAATCCCTCTCATAAGGATAAATGTCAGAAAATACAAGAGTCAAAATTAGCTCAGTCGTTAAAAATCAGCTTCCTGATTTTATAAAGGCTGATTTTCCGCTTGCTGGAGATTTTTTAGCACAATATTATACTGCTTTAGAGGGACAAGGTGCTACATTAGATATTCTTCAAAATATAGACAAATATGTTAAAGTTGATGAATTAACTGATCTTATAGAAAGTACAAAACTTTCTGTTAAAGTGGGAATTGCTGATAATACTATAACTGTAGATTCTACTACTGGATTTCCTGAGTCTTATGGATTACTTGAGATAGATTCTGAGATTATTACATATACAGGTATTACTACTAATACTTTTACTGGATGCTCACGTGGATTTAGTGGAATTACATCCTATAGAGATCCTAATGTACCAGATGAGTTAGTTTTTACTAATTCTGGTATTTCTACTCATTCTTCAGGTACTGTAGTTAATAATTTAAGTATTAGGTTTTTAGAAGAATTCTTTAAGAAGGTAAAAAAGCAAGTTTCTCCTGGATTTGAAGAAAGGACTTTAGATGATGATATTAATAAAAGATTGTTTCTTAAACAATCAAAAGATTTCTATTCTTCTAAGGGAACAGATAGATCTTTTGAAATTTTATTCAGAGCTTTATATGGAGAAGATGTAAACGTACTTAAACCACGAGATTTTCTCTTTATTCCTTCTCATTCAGATTATAAAATCTCTAAACAGATAGTAGTAGAATCTATAGATGGAGATCCAGAAGATCTTATTAATAGAAACTTATTTCAAGATAATGTAGATGGATTCCCTAAAGCTACAGGTGCTATTAATAATGTAGAAAAAATTGTAAGAGCAGATAAGACATATTATAGATTAAGTTTAGATTATGCTCCAGGAAGCACTTCTCCAAATGCAGAATTTTCTATTCATCCTAATACTAAATTAGTAGATCCTATTTCCATTGGATCTAGCGTTCTAAGTGTAGATTCAACAGTTGGATTTGGCACTACAGGTAGTTTAATTGCTCGTTTTGCTGATGGTACTTCTAATACTATAAAATATACTTCAAAATCTTTAAATCAGTTTTTTGGATGTTCTGGTGTAGATATTGATATTGAATCAACTCAAGATATAGTAGTAGATGCGTATGCATATGGATATAGTGGAGTAGGAACTGCAAATGTAGTTAAAGTTAAAGTAACTGGAGTTCTTTCTAATTTAGATACAAATTTTGAAGGAAATTATTTAAGTGAAATTGGGGATGTTATAGAACCTAAAGGTCTTGGTTCTAATACAGATAATCCTATTATTAAAACTTTATTTTCTAATATTTCTACTACTTATGATATAGAAAGTATTGAATTAATTGACGAATCTAACTTTACTTATAAACTTACACTTTATGATAATCATGATTTTATTGTAGGAGATAATGCTCTTATTAATACTATACAATGTTCTATTATTTCTTTAATAAGTTCTAAAGAAATATTAATGAAGGGGGCTGGCGAATTATCATTAATTGCCAATTATAAAATTCAAAGATTAATATCTAAGGCTAATTTAGCTAATTATCCAGAAGCTAACATTTATACTACCAATGTTCAAAATTCTTATTTAAATGAAAGAGGAAATGAAACTATTATCGCTTCTCCTTCTATTCCAAACTATTTTAATCAATCTTTAGACATTAGAAATACAGATCTTTTATTTTCTGGAGTTTTTAGTGATAGCACAGAAATTACTATAGAGAATCATGGATTGATAACTGGTGAAAAAGTAACTTATGTTGGAGGTGGTAGTGATAATGAGTTAGACATCACAGAAGATGAATATTTTGTAAAAAAAGTTGATATTGATACTATAAAGCTTTCTAGGAGTAATGCAAATATTTCTAATGACAACTATGTTTCTTTTTCTGGAACAGTTTCTAATAATAAGTTAGAAATATCTGAATTTGCTAAAAAATCAATATCAACTCAAAAATTATTAAGAAAAATTCAAAGTCCTATTCCAACAACTATTTCCCATTCTACTCAATCTGGAAAAACTGGTATTTTGGTAAATGGTGTCGAAATACTTAATTATAAATCAAATGATTTGGTTTATTATGGACCTTTAAATGAAATTTCAGTTTTGACTGAAGGAAGTGAATATGATATATCTAATCCTCCTATAATATCAACTTCTGATCAAACTGGTATTGGAGTATCTGCTTTTTGTGAAGTACAGGGTACTGTAGAAAGAATAGATGTGGTAGATGGTGGATTTGATTATCTTACAACTCCTACTTTAAAAATAACAGGAGCAAATGGAATAGGATGTGTAGCAGATGCTAATTTAGTTCTTAAAGATCATTCTGTTGAATTTAATTCAATAAAAACAGCTGGTTTGGTTGATATTACTGCTAATACTATTGGATTTGCTACTTATCATAAATTTAGAGATGCTGAGTTAGTTTCTTATAATACAGAAGGGCAAACTGCTATAGCTGGTTTAACTACTAATGCTACTTATTTCTGTTGCGTAAAAAATGCTACTACAGTTTCTTTACATAAGAATTATCAGGATGCTATAGTTGGAGTTTCTACAGTAGACTTAACTAACTATGGAGCTGGTATTCATGAGTTAAAATGTCAATCTAAAAAGAGAATTGTTAGTTCTGTAAGTATTGGGAATAGTGGATCAGGATATACTAATAGATTAACTTCTATTACTTCTGCTGGAATTAATACTTCAATTAATACTATTAATATTAAAGGTCATGGTTATAAAACTGGAGAAAAGGTAAGATATGATACTAAAGGAACTAATATCATTGGACTTGCAACTTTAACAGATTATTATGTAACAGAAGTAAGTGGTGATTCTTTTAGATTGTCTGCTGTTGGTGTAGGAACTACATCAGCTAATTTTTATCTAAAGAATAAAAAATATATTGATTTAAAATCAGGAGGTTCAGGATATCATGAATTTAATTATCCTCCCCTTAAAGTAGAAATATCAGGACATATTGGAGTTTCTACTTTTTCTGGACAAGATTTTAATGCTTCTTTAAGACCAGTAGGAAAAGGATCTATCAAATCTGTATATGTAGTTGATGGTGGACAAGGATATGGGTCTGCTGATATTATTAATTATAATAAGCAACCAGAATTTACTTTAAAGAGTGGAAAAAATGCACAATTATATCCTATAGTATCTGATGGTAAAATAACAGAAGTACTAGTTTTAAATGCTGGAACTGAGTATAATTCAGCTCCACAATTAAAAGTTACTGGAGAAGGAAAGGGATGTATTATTATTCCTGTATTGAATAATGGATCTATAGATTCAGTTAATGTAGTTCATAGTGGAATTGGATATACTTCAACATCTGCAAAAGTAGAAATAACTTCTAATGGAAAAGAAGCTAAGTTCTATTCTAATCCTAAGACATGGACTATTAATACTTTTGAAAGATTACTTCAAAATGAACAAATTACAACTGATGATGGTGTTATTAGTAGAGGATTAAATTCAGATTATCAATTACAATATTCTCATTTATATGCTCCAAGAAAATTAAGGCAATCTACGTATGTTAAAAAATCTGTAGGTGATAAAGAAGTATTTGTAGCTGATTTATCATTAGAAAATGATATAGAGCAAGATTCTGGTACTCATTCTCCTATTCTTGGATGGTCTTATGATGGATCTCCAATTTATGGACCTTATGGATATTCAACTAATTCTGGAGGTTCTTTAAAGATTCTTCAGTCTGGATATTCTGTTTCTATATCTACAGATAGACCTAATCCTCTAACATCTAATGGAGAGCAAATATATCCAGATGGTTTCTTTGTTGAGGATTATTTATTTACACCAGACAAAGATTTGGATGAGCATAATGGTAGATTTTGTAAAACACCAGAATATCCTAATGGTGTTTATGCGTATTTTGCTACTATTAATCCGAATGTTAAAGATTCTGAAGGGGCATTTAAAAATTATAGAAGACCTCAATTTCCTTATTTTATAGGTAACTCTTATAAGCATCAACCTATAGAATTTAATTTCTTTATTGCATCAAATCAAGATGATATTGATATAAACGATACAGATTTAATTAGAAATACTCGTCCTTATAATTTCTTATTTAAGAAAACTACTTATGATTTTCTAGTTAATCCTAATGATATCAATCAACAAAAAACATTTGTTACAGATACTACAGATGGAACAATAGATGTTGTAGGAATTGTTACTGGAGGATCTGGTTATAAAGTTCGTGATAGGATATTTCTTGATAATGAAAAATCTAGTGGATATCAAGCTAATGCAGGAGTTAGTGTAATTGAAGGAAAAACTATAAATCAAATTAGTATCGCTAATACTACATTTAATGATGTAGAATTTATTTCTAATTTAGATAGTAGCTCCTTTGTAGGATATACTACTATTCCTCATAATTTTTATGAAACTGAATGGGCTATTATTAGTGGATTGAATACATCAGGATTTACTAATAATCAACCACAATCTGTGGGTATAAAAACTGAAAAATTTAAATTATTTAATGAAGTATCTGGTATTTCTACTACTGGTATTGTTACTTTCTTTAATTTAGTTGGAGATTTAAATTCTTTCTCTATAAGAGAAAATGATGTTTTAGGGATAGGAACAGAGCAGGTTAAAGTATTAAATGTAGATCCTGAATTATCTAGAGTGAGAGTTATAAGACAATATAATTCTACAATAGGATCTTCTCATACTACAAATTCTCTAGTCTCAGCAAAACCAAGAACTTTTAATTTCGCACCTATTACTGGAGAAGATATATCTGATTATAGACTTAATAGAGAATTATATTTCAATCCTAAAGAATCAGTAGCATTAGGAAATGTATCTGGAGTTGGTATTGGTTCTACTTTATTTTTCTCTAATCCAGGCACAGGAATTAGTGAAATCTTTATTCCTACAAAATCGATTTATATTAAAGATCATGAATTAAATTCTGGTGATGCTTTAACTTATAGAACAAATGATGGAACTGCTTTGGGAGTTTCTACTGATGGAACTATGTCATTTACATTGGCACAAGGTTCTACTGTATATGCTGCTCCATTAACAAAAGATATAATTGGTATTTCTACTGCTAGAGTTGGTTTGGGTTCCACTGGAACATATGTTGGAATTAATAGTACTACTAATATTAGTACGTTATATTTTACTGGAATAGGAACTGGATTATATCATAGTTTTAAAACTAATTATACAAATGTTTTAAGTGGTAAAGTTAACAGATCTTTAGCTACAGTAGGTACTGCTGCAACTCATGGATTATTAGCTAATGATAATGTAACTTTGGAAGTTCTTCCTGGAATTACTACTACTATAGTAGTAGCATATAATGATTATAATAGAAGGTTGGTTATAGATCCTAGAACATTTGTTTCTGGAGATGTCAGCACTTCAAATAATACTATAACAATTGCTAGACATGGATATGAGAGTGGTCAAAAAGTTATTCATACTGCAGACACTTCTTCTAGTGGATTAGTTGATAATGGAATATATTATGTTTATGTTGTAGATACAAATAGAATTAAATTATGTGTTGATTATTATGAAGCAGTTAATATAAATCCAACTATAATCAATATCACTAGTGCTTCTGCTGGAACAATTTCTGCTATTAATCCTAATGTTACTTTAGAAAGAAATCAAAAAATAGTATTTGATCTTTCTAATTCTTCATTAGCATTTACTAATAATGAGGTTTCTTATAGTGCTTTTGATTTTAATCTTTATTCTGATAAGAATCTTGATAATATTTACTATACCTCAGAAGAAACTGATGATTTTAATATTAGTAAAACTGGAAGAATTGGTATAGATGCTACTGCTACATTAACAATTAAAAATGTAGAAGAAATTACTGATGATTTATATTATAATTTAACTCCTATAAATGAAGTTCTTAATTCTGATGTTAAAAAAGAAATTGTTAGAGATGATGTAAATAATTATAATTCTAATAGTATTTCATGGGATTTTAATCCTCTAAGTGGATCTCATTCTTTAGTTGGAGTGGGAACTACTACTTTCTCATTCTCAGTAGAAGTTACTCCGCAAAAGCTTGAATATGTTGCAGCAGATGGAGATTTTTCATATATTACAAATTCATTAAATGCCTATGGACCTATTTCAGCAGTAAAGATAATTTCTGAAGGAAAAGGATATAAAACTCTTCCTGGTATTAGTACTATTACTTCTATTTTTGGAAAAGGTGCAATTTTAAATCCAAAGAGTAGTAATATAGGAAGGATTTCTAATGTAGATATTAAGAATATAGGTTTTGATTATTCTGCTGATAAATCTCTAAGACCTCAAGCTCAAATTCCTCAATTAATAGAAGTAGATGCTCTTACTTCTTTAAAAAGAGTTGGAATTACTTCAGTAGGTACAAACTATTTAAATTCTCCTGGTTTAGTAGTTTTGGATGGATTGACTAATAAAATAGTTCGAGATATAGATTTGGATTATGAATTAGGTGATGATGAAGTTACTATTCTAAGAAATAGTAAAATTTTAAATAATGCTACTCCTACTATACTTCCTATTAGCAACTCAAATGGAATTAGTATTAATGATATTGATTATGATAGTGGAAATAATAATGTAACTGTAACTATTGGTGCTAGCTTTAGTGACTCTGCTGATTATCCATTTGAAGTTGGTAAAAAGGTAATGATAGAAGGTGTAAGTGTTGGAGTTGGAAGTACTGGAAAAGGTTATAATAGTGAAAGTTATAATTATACTTTATTTGAAATTTTAGAAACTGATCCTAATATTGGAGGAGCTTTAGGAACTGTAAGATATAGTTTGAATAATATTTTAGGAGAAGGTGAAGTTCCAGGAGCATTTAAATCATCTCTTTCTGCTGGTAAGCTTATTCCTGAAAAATATTTTCCAATCTTTGACGTTAAGATACAAGACAATAAATTTGAAATAGGAGAAACTTTAGTTTCTGGAAATAAGGTAGGGATTTTACAATCATGGAATCCTGTAAGTGGAACTCTTAAAGTTTCCTCTCCTAATGATTTTGTAGTAGGTGAACCTCTTACTGGAGAATCTTCAAAAACCAAATCTACAATTACTAAAACTACTCAATATAAAGAAATCTATAATATAGATTCTTTCTCAATAACTAATGAAGGATGGAAAACAAATTCAGGATTTTTAAACGATAATCAACAAAGAATATTTGATAGTGAGTATTATCAATATTTTTCATATTCTCTTCAATCAGAAGTTCAATATGCTAAGTGGGATGAACCTGTTTCTACCTTAAATCATACTTCTGGATTTAAGAAATTTAGTGATTTGATTGTTAGATCTGAAAGTGATGCAGGAATTAATACAACTCAAGATCAAAGTAAATTTGAGGTTGTAACTGATTTAATTTCTATTATGGATTTAAATACAGTATTTGATTTTGATCTTGCTAGAGAAAAGACATTGGAAATAGATTCATCAGTAATTTCGGATGAAATAGTTTTTGATTCTAAGATTCTTCAAGATTATAAAGAGTCTATTGGTAATAGAGTATTAACTGTTGATGATATTAGTGGAGATTTTAATAATAATGCTAGAACAGATGCATTTATGTCTGTTGATAGCTTCACATTAGAAAGTGTAAGATATAGAAAATATATTACCTTTATTAGAGATAAGAGATACACTAAAGAAAGACAAATATTATTGGTATCTGCTCTTCATGATGATTCTGGAAATATATTCTTAAATCAATATGGTAGAGTTGAAACTAATACTGACCTTGGTGAATTTGGTGGTGATTTGGGTTCTTATGATATGGATATTGCTGGTGATGATGGAAGACTCCTATTCTATCCTAAGAAATTTAAATATAACAATTATGATGTTTCAAACATTGCTTTTAATATTTCTGATAGTGTAGCAGGAGTAGGATCTACTGGATTAGGTGGAATTGTGAATGTTGTTAGTAGTACTACAACTATACCTTTAGGAATTACTACACAGCATAATATTGTATCTTTTGCCACTACTTATAGAGGATCTAAGGTTTTAGTAGCATATGCTGCTAGTGATGCTTCGTATTGGGAGCATGATGAGATAACTTTGGTTCATGATGGAACTAATGTTGATTTAGTAGAATATGGCCAATTAACTACTGGTGATGTTGGAAGTGCTTCTGGAGAACCTGGTCTTGGTACTTATAGTGCATATATTGCTGGTTCTAGAGTTCATCTAGATCTTCATCCTACAGTATCTACTGCAAGTACATATGTTGCTAATACTTTGCATGTTGACTTTGGAAATGCTTCATCTGCTGGAGTTGGTACTACATCATTAAACACTTCCAATTTAGATTCTAGATATACTGCTATATCTTCTAGTGGTTCTCCATCTGCTACAACAGTAGCACAATATGAAACTGAAACATTTAATGGTGCATATTATGTTGTATGTGTAGAAGATACTA